GTGGAGGTGTTCTAGATATCTAAGAAAAGAGATGTGATGCGTTTCCCGGGGCCTAATGCCCATGCTATACCTGTTTTTGGTTTTGTATGATATATGTGCGATAAAGAAGAAAAGGGCTAGGAGTTGGAGGGGCTCAAAAGTCGATGTGCAGTGGCATCTGACGTCGCCCACCGCGTCTGGTAGTGTTACCCATAGTACCTAGGTTGGACAAGAAAGTTGTCGCAGCCTTCTGTACCCAAGGGTTATCCATAGCAGCAGACAGGCGATTAACCACTTTGGAAGGTGTCCATTCGGACGTGGAACCACTATTGGTGCTCATTACTATGCCCTGTCCAGCTAACGGCAAGTATTCATACACTGCCGTAAGCTCAAGGGTTAGCGGATTGCCAATAGGGTGTCCGACGACTACGACGGATATGGCTCCACGTCGGTCGCGGTCTTGAACAGGAATGGCGTTTCCAGGATCGACAAAAGCCGTGTCGAAATCGGTTGGTTTCCAGCGTATTTCAGCTGTGGTTTGTGGGGTGCGTTCCATTGTCTCGAGCTGGGCCATGAGCGAATCGTAAGTGTTGGTGGTGCTGACAGTCATTGACCCGCCGAGCGTGTTGCCGTAGGCTACACGTCCGGCGCGCCCAGACTCGGCACCGTCATACATGATTCGGACGCAGGCCGCGACGCAACGTGCGTCGCTAGCTGAATTGTTCACAAAGGTCTTCGCCGGCGACAAAGCACTAGGTGCGAAGCTAGTGTTGGTGGCGCCGTTAAGTCCTGCGGACAAAAGCAGCTCAGTGTTTGAGGCGTTCATGGCGCTTGGCACCCAGTGGAATGCAGCTGAGTTGTTGACGGTGGTGCTGCCTAACAAGATAATTGACTGCGCTCGAAATAATATGCCTCCAGTCGGTGTACCAACTGGGCGAGTAAGAGGAGCGTTGCAAGGATCGAGCAAAAGCCGAGCATATGCTTTGGCTTGAGCATCGAATCCGTCACGGATTGGTCGAACAATCCGTGGTTTAGGGCGCATCTTCTGCGCCTTCTTAGTCTTCTTGCTTGGTTTGACCATCTTCGGTGTAAACGTAGCTGCGTTGTGTTGGGAATGCAATGCAAGTGATGCGGTGATGCTGTGGTATCCGGAACAGGACGGATATATATACACTGTTCAACATCGGGAGGTAGATGTTAATGCAGGTGACGAGTGTGTATCCAAGTCTTGTCTACTTGAGCCAGTAGCCCCAGTCTGGGCATTCCGGTCCGTCACTCGCAAGTTTCAGACCAGCGGCTTGCTTAAGCGATTTAAAACCGCGAAGGGCCTCGTCGTACCCATTAAGCTCGCCCACTGAAATAGACAGGTCCAGCGCGATGTTGTGTAGAAACATATCACGCTCAGAGTAGCTCAATTCGACCTTGGAGGGCATATGCTTAAAGGCATAGCGCAAGTCTCCGTCGCTCTTGAGAATAGCATCGCGATGCTTCTGCGATACTTTGCCGGAATTGGCCATTAGTCGTGCAAAAGGTCCAATGATTGGGACATGACCATTGACGTTTGCACAGGCCTCACCTTTTAAGACACACATCGCGACCTTCCCCTCAGGTGTTCGTGCAACGGGGTTGGTCGATACCGTCAGTTTAGCCAACGCCTTGCGAAAGCAAGGGTAGGAATACAGACAGGTGTCGATGTCGGGATATACACGCGACAGGAACACGCACCTCTCAGGTGCGGCTCCTTCGGGCATTTCCTCAAATGTCATGCACATTCCGAGCTTGTTGGCGGTCGCAACAATCCGGTCACCGTAAGCCCACTCGAAGAGGCTATCGTCACCGTAATACAAGCCCATAGCTTTCAAGGCTTCTTCGGGGGACTGTCCTGCGCTACGACGCGCAGCGTATTCATTGAACGCGCTGTGCATCGTATTGCCGAAAGTAGTTAAACTACTTCCGGATAGGACGGCCCCCTGAGTCTCCACTACTGATCCAGATTTGTAGTGTTTTACGGTAGCGATCTCTTCGCTCTGCAGCATCTTACCCAAATGCTCATGATATACCTCCGGAAAGGCACGCATAAGTATCGGTGTGCTGACGTACTTACGATAGTCGATTGAGGTACGACCATCCATGCGGGAGTAATCTCCACCGCGAAGAGGCCCTCTTGCTCGGTAGCAATTTTGGAGGGCCTGCGCCACGCGTTGTGGCGTCTTACCAGGCATATAAAAACGGCCATGCTTCTGTTTCATATATGTAGCCATAGGATACATGAATGAAGACAGCCCGAGCATGTGATGCTCAGGCACTTTCTGAATCAGACGAATATCGCCTGGCTTCAAGTTCGCATCCCTTTTCGGGAAGGCCTCAGTTTGCAACTTATACGGTTTGCCGCCGATCGTGTTGTGATGATCGATCCGGCCCTTTGTAATGTTGCGCCTGGCTGCCACCTGTTGTGGTCTGTTCTGTTTTTCCTTGACGGTGTTGTCGTCAAGTGGCGCCAATCGCCCGACCATTTTGTCGGGCACGATCAGTGCTGCGAACTCACGCGCGTACTGCTGAATTTCATCATCGAAGCGTACCTCGTTGATGATATCAGCTAGGCGCGTGCCCATAGAACGTTCCACGTTGTTGTTGGAGGTGGCAGGTGCCACAGCGTGTGGCACTATTGGTGGTGCTACAGGTTCAATCACCTGCTGGCACACTTCGTCGACTATCTCTCCCCTGGCGTTAGTGCTGCACTGGAAAGTTAGCTCGCGCGGTTTCTGGTAACACGACGTGAAGTAATCGCTGACCGTATAGTGCTGGTCGTTCTTAATTACCTCGGTCTCATCCTTGATCAGCCTCATATATTGCTGCACGTCGGATGGTAGGAGGCTAGCCTTCTTGGTGTCAGGGTTGATACCCTTTGCCTTGATTGCCAATGCCTCCCAATGCCGTGTGTCGATCTTCGTAGCGGGTATGTCGACACTCCCGACAGGCAGCAAATTAACTTTGCGCTTGCCAGGAGTACCAAATATTCCCACTAAATATCGTTGGTGTCGCTCCACCTCCATGCGCCGTAAGCGCAATGTGTCAATCCCTGGTACTATCACTTTCATGATAGGGTATGGGATATACACAGTCTTGCGGAGTATTAACACCGTAACCTTGCATGCACTGCCGACGTCGTGTTGCACTACTTCGTAGAAGTAGGTGAAACATCCTCTGCGGAGCACCAATTTGTCCCGGTTCCAATCCCACACCGGGTGTATGTAGTCAGTCCCTCCCGCAACTGACTCCACTACCGTGGTTTCATCCACGAACCTCCACGCTGAATTTGGTCCCTCCCCCGCCAGACCGTCTGGGCAGAGTGAGTACAGCACCATGTGGTGTCCAGCATAGCTAGACAATTCCTCATCGGTGACATAATAATCTGTATCCACGAATGTGACCACATCTAAAGACTGAATGTGGTCATACCGCGGCTCAGCGTACAGATCATTTGGCGCGATAACCATTCGCGCGCCTCGAATACCCCGTCGTGTCTCACGGTGTGATATAGACACGTCGTAACGCTTGTCGGGTCCTGCCAGCTCTTGGCACACACGGTCGATAAACCGTGTTGCATTATACCTGTTCCTGGTGTTGACTGGAGCAGGATTTGGCGCTGGTATCGGTAGGTCCCGGTTGTCCGCGTAGTGCAAATTGCGGACGCGTTTCACCATGCCTCGGCCAGTGTGGGTTCGGGACGCGCATTGAATAATGCGCGTCCCGAGCCACTTCCGAAAACGCATGGTCTGGGTCTTCCTAACTCCGGTGATCTGCAAAGCTCCTAGCGCAATGCATCCCACCATTGTTTTGGCGGTTGTTGTGCGGGCCCCCAAAAGCTCACACACTCCAATTAGGCCACAGCGCGATATTAATGCGCCGATCCTACACAAGCCCTTGACGGGCTTGGCACCAATTTTGATGACTGTTAACACGTTAGGCAACATAGTTCCTAGTGTTGTTCGCTGTTAGCCGGCTAGTTTGGGCAGATGCTGCTACAGTAGTTGGTGGACGCCTTACGGGCTCCAATCGGTCAGGC